AGTATTCATAACCCCCATTTATCCCCCTTATCTTAAGGGGGATGTTGAAGGAACCCCCATGTTGCTGACAAAAATCCCTTGCTCTTTTAGAACAACAGTGCTAAGTTATCCTCACCCATGGAAAGTAAGTTGATATGGCATTTATTGCCCGAGGAATTTCCCTACGAAGATAAGGGCTGTGAACTCTTCCCCTCCTGTCTTAACTGCCCCTTTCCCAACTGTCTTGAGGAAGAGCCCTGGGGGAAGGAGAGGTTCGTAAAGATCAGGCGGGCTGAGAGGATGCGGGAGTTGAAGCGGCAAGGGAAAAGCGTTAAGGAGATTGCCGGCATATTTGAGGTGAGCCCGAGGACGGTGCAGAGATGGCTGAAGGCGGTGGAAGCAGCCTCGCCTTCTGTCATTGCGAGAAGCCGAGATTCCTCGTTTCACTCGGAACAAGCTCCGCAATCTCTGGTCGGGGCTGTTGAGGATGGAGATTGCCACGCCCCGATAAATCGGGGCTCGCAATAACACTCCCTTTTGTCGTTGCGAGGCTGACTTCGTCAGCCGAAGCAATCCCGGTGGAGGACAGCCAAAGGAGGCTTGAGAGATGACTGATTTTGCCCCAGCTTCTTTGAACCGCATGGACACCCAACGCTTCGCTAATTACCGTGCTAACCTCGATTTCTATAACGGCAGCCAGTGGCAGCAGACATCGCCTGCCCGCCAAGACTTGGCAGGCGGGCGCCACCGCCAGCTCGTGTTCAATTACGCCAAGGTCTCCATCGACAAGGTTACCAGCTTCCTTATGCCGGGACTGGGCTTCGCCTGCTACCCCACGACCGCCCGCCTGTCGTTGCGAGGAGCGCAGCGACGAAGCAATCTCAAGACTGAAGAGGCCAAAGCCCGCCGGGCTGAGCAGCTCCTCCACCAGGTCTATGATGTGAACAACCTCCAGCAGCTTGATTATGAGACGGAGATTGATGCCGCCATCTTGGGCGACGGCTGCTATAAAGTGATATGGGATACTGACGAGAAGCGTATCCGCATCACTGCCCCCGATGTCTCAGGCCTCTATGCCTGGTGGCTGGGAGATGATACATCAAGAGTCTGGCGAGTAGCTTCAAGATACACGCTCACTCAGGACGAAATCCAAATGCTTTATAGTGATGTCATTGCGAGTCCCGATGCAATCGGGACGAAGCAATCTCAAGGGAAAGACAGGGTCATGGTAACCGAGCTCTGGACGGCTCAGACCTTCGACTTATTCCTGGACAATGACCTCATAGAGTCCAAGCCCAACCCCTACGGCTTTATCCCGTTTATCATCTTCCCCAACGTCAAGCAGCCCAAGAAGTTCTGGGGCGAGTCCGATATCCCCGTCCTGGTCCAGCCTCAGCGGGAGCTTAACCGAGCTTTATCCCAGCTATCGCGTATCTTAGAGCTCTCAGGCAACCCTATCGCCGTCCTGGAGAACGTCGCCTCGGCTGAGGACATCAAGGTCCAGCCCGGCGCCCTGTGGACCATCCCCGAGGACGCCAAGGCTTATCTTCTGGACCTGCTGCAAGGCGGCGGAGTCAGGCTGCATGTCGATTATATCGATTTGCTATACCGTTCGTTGCACGATATCTCGGAGCTTCCCAGGGCCGCTTGGGGAGGCGTCGAGAGGGAACTCTCCGGCTCAGCCCTGAGAATCGAGCTCGGCAGCCTGATTCAGAAGGTAATACGAAAACGCATCATCAGAACAACCGTCTACCACCAGCGAAACGACATGATACTAAAGCTAGGCGAAATGTTTATCAACGACAACTTTGAAGGAGTAAACCATAGAGTAGTCTGGGGCTCCATCTTGCCCCAAGACGTCACTACGCAAGCTCAGAATGAGCAGCTTTTAGTCCAGGCTGGAGTCCACAGCCGCAGGACCGCTATGGACGAAATCGGGATCCGGGACCCCAATGAGGAGTTTAACCGTTGGCTAGAGGAGAGGCAGAAGATCCTGGAAATGAACAGGGAGTTTAGGGCAGCCTCCACTCGCGGCGGAGCGAGAGCGAGAACAGTTGCCGCGGAAACGGAAGTTCCCGACTAAAGTCCCGACAAGTCGGGATCGCTGTCGGGAGCCTGAGTAATAACTCACCCCCTTGTCATTGCGAGTCCCGATAAATCGGGACGAAGCAATCTCAAGAGGAATAGGAGAAATGTATGGAAAATGAAACCCAAGAAACTCAAAAAACTCAAGATACTCAAGGAACTCCAGAAACTATTGAGGCCATCAAGGCTCAGCTCGAGGAGGAGAAGAAGGCTTTAGCCAAGAAGGACGCACTTATCGCCGAACTCCAAACCCAGCTAAGCGAAACCAGGCAAACGACAGAGTCATTGCGAGCCGAAGGCGTGGCAATCTCCGAACGTTACTCTAAGGCTGTCTCCAGGTACCTCGATGTCGTCAGGCTTGCCAATCCCGCTATTCCCCAGGACGTCATCGCCGGCGCCACCATTGAGGAGATTGACGCCACCGTGGCCAAGGCTTTGTCTATCGCCAGCGCCGTCAAGACCAACCTCGAAGCCCAAGCCAGACAGGCTAAAGTCCCAGCCGGAGCCCCCACCAGAGGCGAGATATCCCTCGAGGGACTGTCCCCCCGGGAGAAGATCGCCGCTGGACTACAACAAAAAGCAACACAGAGTTCATAGAGTTCATAGAGTGAGTCGGGCTCATTGAGTTAACTCAAGCAACTCAACAAACTCAAGGAACTTTATTAGAGGAGGAAATATGAGTATATCTTTAGCAGAAGCCAGTAAACTCTCGACCGATATCCTGCTTAAGGGAATCATCGAGACCATCATCAAGGACAGCCCCATCCTGGAAAAGCTGCCCTTCATTCAGATTGTCGGTAACAGTCTGAAGTACAACCGGGAGAAGACTCTGCCCACCGTGGGCTGGTACGCCCCGGTCACCGGCACCTGGACACAGTCCGAGCCCGCCTTCGAGCAGTGCTCGGCCAGCCTGGGCGTCCTGGGCGGAGATGCCGATGTGGACAACTTCCTCAAGGCCACCCGCTCCAATATCCAGGACCTCGAGGCCGCCGTCATCGAGCAGAAGGCCAAGGCTCTCCGCCACGAGTTTGAGAACACCTTCCTCAATGGTGACTCAGGCGTGGACGCCAACCAGCCCGACGGGCTCTACAAGATTATGAAAGGCACAGCCTGGCAAGCCACTACCGCCTACACCCTGGGCCAATTCGTCGTCCCCACCGCCGGCAACGAGAATGGCTTCCGTTACGAGTGCACCACCGCTGGCACGACAGGCTCGTCTCAGCCCACCTGGAAGACTACCGAGGGCGAGACCAACACCGACGGCACCGTCGTCTGGACTTGCCGATTCGGCAGCCATCTTGGCTCGGGAGCTAACGGAGCGACCCTGTCTTTGGCCAACCTGGATAAGCTCATTGACCTGGTCCGGGGCGGCAAGCCCGACTTGCTCTAAATGAGCCGCCGCAGCCGCCGCAAGATTGTGGGCTTAGCCCGAGCTGCCGGCACCAACCTTCTCATCGGAGAGGGCAAGCTCGGCGAGGTCGTCGAGTACTTCAATGGCATACCCGTGGCAATCTCCGACTGGGTCAAGGATAACTACACTGTGGGTACGTCTTCCGACTGCTCCGCTATCTTCGCCTTCCAGATGGGAGAGGGCGCCGTCTGTGGCCTTTCCAGCCCCGAGATGATTCAGGTCGAGCGCCTCGGCTCCCTGGAGACCAAGGACGCTTCCCGAACCAGGGTCAAGTGGTATGTATCACTGGCCCTCTTTTCCGTCGTCAAGGCCGCCATGTTGACAGGAGTGCGAGACTAGGACGAGTTCATAGAGTTGCTTGAGTTCCTAGAGTCGAAATTCAGCAACCCGGCAGATTCAGAGAACTCAAGCAACTCAACAAACTCAATAAACTCAATGAACTCAACAAACTGAAGTAACTGAAATGAACCTAACCGAAATGACCGCCCGGGTCCGTGAGGACCTCCAGGACACCGATAGCCAGAACTACCGCTGGACAGACGCCGAGGTCGAAGGAGCTATCCAGCGAGCCGTACTGGAATACTCCATCCACGCCCCCATCGAGCAGCACGACGATATCGCTACCACCAACGGCGACACCGAGCTCGACATCTCAGGCTTGAGTGGCTTGTTGCA